GGGGCTTCTTTGTACCCGAAAACGACAGCCAAAGCCATGAATAGTGATGGTCAGGTCATAATTGACCCACAACCGGTTGAAATAGTCTCAGATGGGCTGCAATCGGTTTTTCAATCGGTCACAGAGCCTAGAATTCACTCACCGCTCAATGATTTGCCTTCGCGCGGCTTTGAACTGATTGATTTTGCTGACCAGATCATTGAAGGCGGTTTTATGCCGTGGCAAAAGTGGTTGGCCGAACATTCGCTCAAGGTAAAACCGGATGGCCGCTACCATCACCCAATTTCGGTGGCCAGCTGTGCGAGACAAAATGGAAAATCAACATACATGAGTGCAAGAATTTTAATGGGACTTTTTCATTGGCAAGAATCCTTGCAAGTCTCCACAGCTCACCGGCTAGTCACATCGCTTGAGCAATTTAGAGCAATTGTCCAAATTATTGAAAGTCATGATGATTTGGCAAAACGGGTAAAGCGAATTAGGTGGCAACATGGAGCTGAGGAGATTGAAACCTTAGAAGGATCGCGTTTTGTCATCAAAGCTGGTGGATCAGCGGCTAGAGGTTTATCAAAACCCGAAAGCGTGCATATGGATGAAATACGAGAGCTGCACGATATGGAAACTTTTGCCAGCTTGCGTTATACATTGATGGCGGCCAAGAATCCGCAAATCAGCTGTTTTTCGACGGCCGGAGATTCGCACTCAATTGTGCTCAACCAATTGAGAGAGCGCGGATTGGCGGCAGCTAGTGGGGCAAACGATAATGTGGGTTATTTTGAATGGTCTGCTCCTACTGACGAAATCTCATTAGAAAACGCGGCTTTTGCAAATCCGGGACTCAACATAACAATTCACCCAGATAATATCCGAGCTGTTTTTAATGATCCTCCCGATGTAGTAATGACCGAGGTTTTAAATCGTTGGGTTCAGACAATCTCAAGCGTTATTGGTGCCAAAGAGTGGCAAGCCTGTGGAGATGAAACAATTGACCTTGATATTGACAAACTCACATGGATGGCCATTGATATTTCACCGGACAGAAAAAATGCAGCACTTGTGGGAGCGCAAAAGCTCGGATCAGAGAGTTTTGTGGTAAAGCTGCTTCACACATGGGAAAACACGATTCAGCTAGATGATCGGGCAATTGCAAATGATGCAGCGGCTTATTGCCGAAAATATCCTATTGAGTACTTGCTTTATTCACGGCGCACGACCGGGGCCATTGCCGCGCGCATGGTGCCAGCCGGCATTCCAATTCATGACATGGATTCGGCTTACCCGCAAGCATGTGATGAATTATTGGGTGCAATCAATTCTGGTCGCTTAAAACATCGAAATCAATCAACGCTGACTGAACAAATGCTTTCAGCTGTGCGATTGCGTAAAGGCGATGGTGGATGGGTTATTGGAAGGCGTGCCAGCGGAACGGCCGTGGCCGCCGCTGTGGCCGCTGCATTATGCACGCACTTTGCGACACGCCCAGAAACGGAAATAGACATTTTAGTGGGTTGATGCTTGACATTTTGAGAAAATGGGTGCATGGGATTATTTGACCGCAAACGCACCATTGAAACAGTTGCGCCATTGCGCGGTGCTGATGTTGCTGCACAAATTGGGCCAGCTCCAACATTAGATGCGTTTTATCCATTTGGGGGGGCTGATTATTTAGCAACCCGCGAAGAAGCCATGTCTGTGCCAGCCATCGCTCGCGCTAGAAACATGATCTGTAATTCAATTGCCACAATTCCACTTATCACACGAGATAAAGCTACCGGCACAATTATTGACCAGCCAATTGTCATTGATGATCCGGATCGCAGAGTGCCGGGGGCTGTTAGTTGGGTATGGGCGTGCGAGGATTTATTATTTACGGGATTTTCATATTTTCAGGTCATGTCGCTTTTTGCGGACACATTTAGAGTAAGAGAAATGTGGCGCGTTGCTCCTAATCGTGTTGGTGTTTTCTTAAACGATAAAGGCACGCAAATTGAGTATTACACAGTTGATGGAATGCAAGTGCCAGACACCGGCGTTGGATCGCTTGTTGTGTTTTATGGCAATGATGAAGGTCTGTTAAATAGAGCCGGTCGCACAATTCGCGCCGGTGCAGAGCTTGAAAGAGCTGCCGCAATGTATGCACGCGAACCTGTGCCATCAATGGTTTTAAAATCAAATGGCACCGCATTGCCAGCAGACCGCATTGCAAAATTGCTTGATGCTTGGGGGGCAGCGCGAAGAAATCGCGGAACGGCATTCCTCAATGCGGACATCACAATGGAAACAGTTGGCTTTACACCGGAACAAATTGGCCTAAACGCAGCCCGGGAAATAATTGCAACCGAACTGGCAAGAGCCGTTGGTATTCCGGCTTACTTTATTGATGCGCCGACTGGATCATCCATGACCTATCAAAACGCCCAAACGGCGCGTCAAACTCTTTTGGATTTCTCGCTGCTCCCATTGATGAACAGCTTGACCAGCCGCCTTTCAATGCCAGATTTTACGCCATCAACACAGCGCGTTGAATTTGATTTGAAGGCATACCTACGCGGCTCAGAAAAAGAGCGTGCAGAGATTTACAAGATTTTGTTCGACATCGGAGCAATCACTACCGATGAAATTAGACAAATGGAGGATATGATCTCATGAAGCTAACAACACCCATGGAAATCACAGCAGCTGATTCGGATTCAAGAACAATCACCGGCCGCATAGTTGCATTCAACGAGCAAGCAAATGCCAGCACAGGCAAAGTGACTTTTGCTCGTGGATCAATTGTGCCTCAAGATGTTTTTTTAAACCTTGAGCATGACAACACACGCCGAATTGGAAAGAGCATTGCCATGAGTGTGAATGATAAGGAAATGACAGCGACTTTCAAGATTGCTAACACCACAGCTGGCACCGATGCGCTTACAGAGGCAATGGAAGGCTTACGCGATGGATTCAGCATTGAATTGGCTGTTGATAATTATGAAATGCAAAAAGATGGCACCATGAAAGTTTTAAATGGCCAGCTAAAAGGCGTGGCACTCGTTACTGAACCAGCCGTGCGATCTGCACGCGTTTCAGAAGTAGCAGCATCAGAAGATTCTGAAACTGAAATAGTTGCAGAGACATCAAACCCAAATGAAGGAGACAAAGTGGATAACACTACCGAAAACACCGCTCCTGCCGTTGAACCGGTAGAGGCTCCAGCTGAGGCTGTACAGGCATCACGACCTGCCTATTACACAGCTCCACGATCACCAATTGTGTCAAAGGTTTCATACCTTGAGCACTATTTAAAGGCAACAATTCTTCATGATGAAGATTCACGCCAATACATCAAGGCCGCCGATAATACGACTGGCACAGCACCCGGCATGATTCCAACACCTCAGAGCACACAAATTGTTAATGCATTGGCCAACGCTGATCGCGGAATGATTGATGCGCTATCCAGAGAGACATTAGTGGGCGAAGGAATGACATTTGAAATTCCTCGCGTTACTGCCGTGCCTACTGTGGCAAATGTTGCAGAAAATGCAGCTGTTACAGAATCATCATTATCAGCAACATTCTTGAGCGTACCTGTTCAATCATTCAAAGGCCGTGCAATCTCAACTGTCGAACTCATAGATCGCAGCCGTCCAGAATATCTAACAGCTCTTTTGCAAAATCTAGAATTTGCTTATGCAAAAGTAACTGATGAATTTGCCGTTGGCACAATTGCTGGTGCAGGTCAGCAAACTGGTGTGAATGCAAACTCATCAACAGGATTTTTGGCTTACACATCTCAAGCTGCTGGTGCTGTTTATTCATCATCACTTGGTTTTGCCCGTAACATCGTTGTTTCTCCTGGACAATGGACAAACATTATGGGCTACAACGACAATGGCGCACCGCTATACAATGCGGCGCAACCATCAAATGCAGCCGGTAATGTGAGAGGCGATTCATTGCGCGGTGTAGTTTCACCGGGTCTGAATCTCTTTGTTTCTCGTTCAATTGGCAACGCTGGCCCAACAACATCAACCGGAGATTTCTCAATGGTTGTTGTCAATCCAGATGCTTGGACATGGTATGAGTCACCACGCTTTACATTGC